TTGGTTCATAGTCTGATGTATAACTTTCAACTAAGTTATACTTGTCACGAATGCGACTTACTTTCTCTATACTACCAGTTCCTATGTTGAAAGTCAACGGTGACAAAGCAGTTGGGTCAAGTCCAATAACTTGTGCATCCCAATAAGCCATCTCCATAGATAGCCTATCGGGAGCAGTCAACTCAAAATACATTATGCTTCTCTTACGTGGCAAACTTCGGTGTCATCGATTGTGATGTTACCGTTATTTGAATCGGCGTAAAGAGCATCTGTGACTTCTGAATCAAGGTCCAATTCATAATCTGAATCTAAGATATTGTATGTGTATGTTCCGCTAACTTCAAGAGTTGCAGTGAACAGAACTTCCTTGATAAGTTCAATACCAAGCGCCTCAGCAATTTCACGTAAGGTATCTTGGTCTTGTGAGTCTGCATATGCCTCGCAGATAATTTCTTTAGCCGCATCAATCTTGCCATTTAGAACGTTATTGTGCTTCTGTGCTTGACGTCCATTGTGTAGGTCCCATTCAATGCTGGTAACCTTATCAGTTGCATATTCTGCATCTGAATATCCACGAATAACTTTGTAGGTTACTAATAGATTAGAGTTATATGACTCAGGGATTGGTGTAGTTGTTACTGTTGATTCTTCCATTGGTTCCTCTTTCGTTTGTAGGGGTGTATCTGTATACGGTATTGTAGCATCTTCCACTGACACCAAGGTGCAGTTTGAATTGCAACGGCATGTGAGATTCATCTCACCTGCAGGCCATCCATATCCATCCTTGATTGTATATTCAATTAGAGCATCACAGTCTCCCGTGCATACCCAGGTGTACTTCTGATAATGTGTCATGCGAGTATTATAGCGGACCCCACTGACATGTACAAGCTTTTCCAGGGCTTTTTTTATGATCTCCGTATGATTAAAATCACACCCGCAACTTTGGGGGCATTGTCGACAAATCTATTTGGCGACCCATATCGGACTTGAACCGACGGCCTCTACCGTGACAGGGTAGCGCTCTAACCAACTGAGCTAATGGATCAAGAAAAAATGTGAGCAGTTTTGAATCTTGCTCAGGATTTATTTTATTTAGAAAGTTGCAACCATTCGATACAACTTATTTTTTTCTGCGGTAAGAATTGGGTCAAAGCCTGATGCACCAGCCATTAGTGTTTCAGAATTGCCACGACCTGAACGATAATAATCAAGACGCTCAGTTAGTGCATTGAACGCACCCCACTTAGTTCCCTTGATGTTAGCGTTAGTTGGTGAGTTATGGTAAAGGTCATCAATTAGAACAACCTTATTTTCCCACTTTTTGATTGCACCCTTAGCATCTTTTTCAGGCTTAGGATAGATTGTCTGAATCAACTTAGAGAATTCAGCATCGGTAATTGCTTGTGAGTAAAGTGCTTTTGCTTGAACTTCAAATTCATCAAAGTATCCAAGAGCAAGCCCAAGAGTTTCACGAGCAACCTGAATGCGACCTTCAACAGATTGTGTGTGACGAATCTTGAATGATTGCTTAGCATTACGCATCGCAAGATTCAAAGTGTTTTGGCATACTACACGAACAGGTGTAACGGCTGCTTGAACAGCAACAGAACCATCGTGTGATGTCCATACGATAAGATAAAGTTTTGTCTCATCGTTAGCGCCTTGTGGGTCAAGAACCATTGTGCGTGGAATGTCCACAGTTCCGAAAACAACTTTACCCTTTTTCAATGAGCCAGCGGATTCCCAACGGCAATCAGCATTGGCATCGTGAATTGCATCAGCGAATGCAAATAGTTCTTCATTCTGCACAGGCTTGTAACGCTTGCCGACAGTTGCAAGAACATCAATGCCCTTGTTGAATGGGTTGTCACGAATGACAAGAGATGCCTGAGATACATCATTCCAAGATTCTGAAATGTGGTCAGTCAATGGTGATAAGCGAACATTCCAATTAGACAGTTTTGCTTCTTCAAGCATTAGGCTAGTTGTAACTTCCTCATCTTTTGTAAAGATGCGATTTGCTAGATTGTGCCAAGCAGGAGCACCACGAAGAGCAAAAGCAACTTCGCCGTTTTCCATTTCTAGATTATGAGCCATTTTTATTTCCTTTCGTTTGATTAGTCATAAGTATAACATCTGCCACTGACATTGTCTAGATTAGATAGTCATTTGTCCGAATTGTTACCTGTGATCATTCTCACAAACTTTCAGGAGTTATCCACAGGTGCTCGTAACGCTGTGGATAACCCCTCAAAAGCGGGGGCCGAGCTGGGGATTAACTCCCCAACTCAATTCCTGTTGCGCTTTTAATTAAGTTTTTATTAAACTCAACTGTTTCTTCATCAAGAAACATTGCAGTTGTTTTTTTCTTCTTTACATTATCAAAAACATAAGCATTTATTTTTCCGCTAAAGTTTTTAATATTACTGAATACTAATTCAGTTAGATATTCTTTATCAACACCTTGATCCGAATAAATCGTGATGTCGTTTGATTTGTTTGCGTCGTAGATTTCTACTCTGAAACGATTTGCCATTGTATTACCTTTGTTAGTAGTTGTCCCCGAAGGGAGAGCAGTTTGGCAACTTACTCAGGTTGTTTGGGTTTAGGTGTCTAGACTTTGTGTGCTAACCCCCCAAAACCTATTTAGAGATACTTAGCAATCTGCTTCATTGTGGAAGCATTTACTGTTTCCTCATCTGTCATTTTGAGAATTGTGAGAGCATTTGTAATGTCCTCTTTCATCTCACGATACTGGTGCTGATGGATAACCTCAAAATCCTTTTCAGGTTCAGCAGGGAAGTTTCCTTCCTTTGTGATGATGTCAAAATCAACATTGAGAGTGTTATTCCATTGACGATAGTTTGTGCGAAGGTTCTCAGCCTTTGAGAAGTTAGCAATAGCCCACTTAGCAATTTCCTTGCGCCACGCTTCTTGCGCTTTGCCGAACTTTGCTTCCTTTGCGGTCTGTGTGTTGTAATCGTTTTCTAGCGTTGCTAGACGAGCCTCTAGTGCCTTGATTACTTTGGTCGTTGCGACCTTTACTGTGATTTGTCTGCTCATTTATTTATTACCTTTCGTTGGTTGGTTGGTTGATTAGTATAGCAGGGGGGTCTGACATTTCCACCCGAAGGTGGAGAGTTCTTACTTACGACATTGGATTAGATACTCTCTAAACTGTCCCTGTTTCGTTTTAGGTATTAGCCTAAAAGTGTTTTAGCAGATACTGAAGTCCAGCGAGTTTCCTTGCTAGGTAGTTCCAGTAGCACACGCACCGAGCCAGATGCCTGTGGGTGTATCTCTTTGATAACACCTGTTCTCTTTGACTTTAGGGTGGTGAATAAATCGCCAACCTGATAGAGTTTTCCTTCTATTGTCATTTTGCCTCTTTTCTTTGTTAGTGGATAGTATAGCATTGGGGTCTGACATTTGTCTAGCCCTATCTCAGTATTTGAGAAAGTTATTGTGTGACCTTAGTCACTTTCTTGTAGCCAAGCGTGTAAGTGATGCTGTTCTACTATTGCGTGTGCGGGTGCAAACTTATCTCCTCGATAAGATACGCCTTCAGGCATTTCGATCAATTTATCATACTCATCTGCCCAGTATGCGTCAATAGCCTCGATGCAAGGTTGCACCATAGAAAGTGGAACGGGCGGGTAATGATTACCTTGTAAGTGCATAGCAATACCTTGTTCTAAATCTAATTCTGCAAAATCTAACGCTGTTGTGTGTCCCATTAGTTATTCTCCTCATCTTCAAAATCTTTCTCGGACATTTCTTCATACTCTCCCGTTTCGTCGTTGTATTTTAGGTGAGTATAAATAATTACCTGTCCATAGTTATCTACATCGTCGGAAGCGTTGGGAGCAATCTTTGTTAGTTTAGTCATAAAATCGTAGTGGTTCATTAGTTACCTTCCTTGACAGTTATTTCAGCCCAAGTGTTATTATCATTAGCAAGTGGTAATACATTAGACATACCAATAGCGTGTAGTGTTGCTTCTTTGCACATCTTTGTAACTGAATAAGTATCAAGTGCAAGTATTGCAGGTAGTAAGTTAGCGGGAATTTTATCCAAGTCAATAATTGCCTCGAACTCAACTGTGTGTGGAACTTTCATTAGATTAGACATAGATTACCTTTCGTTGGTTGGATAAGAGTATTTTACCATTAGCCACTGACATTACATAATCCATTCTCGGCGTGTCGCAGCTTTTGTGATAATACTCACAATTCCAGGGGTTGTGGATAACTCTCGTAAGCCTGTGGATAACCCCATACATATAGGGGCCGAGCTGACAATTGTCAAATCGACACGCCGTTACCTATTCCAACGATTAGGCAAATCTTCCTGGCCATCATGATCATTATCAAATTTTGCACCATTCCACATGTATATAGCTAGCACAATTGGTGAGCACAAGAATGCGATTAATATAATTGCGATAGCAGATCCGAGAATGTCATACATTATTTTTTACTCGCAGAAAATCTAATATCCGCTTTACCGTAAACACACAGGCCACAAGATACGCAGGCAGACCCATTGCTAGAGATAAGTGGAATTGATTTCATATTCTCAGGGCACTTAGCGCCAGGCTTGCCCGTCAATTCTTTCATTGTGTTTTCGGTTGCAGCGAATGTCTTACCTAGATAAGCAAGGCGGACCTTAGAATTAGTTTTCAAATCGAATGCTATTTCTTTATTCTCATCATCGGTTGAATAGTATAGTGAAAGATTAGCAACATCCTTGATAATAAGCGCTGCAGACTTTACTCGTGTATAAACCCAAAATTGAACATCGGAATGCTTTTCGATAACAGTCTTCCAAGCATATGTATAAGTATCATTGAAGAAATCCCCGTCCCAGTGGATACGAAATAACTTAGGCGCATTCTTCTTATCACAATCAGCAATAAAATCAACAATCATCTCTTCTAATAGGCGGACCATAGTTTCGCTATCGGCGTCTTTTAGTAGAGACCAATTGTGTAATAGATTAGTTTTTACACCAGGAAATAACTTTTCTAGTTTTCCCGCATAGCAGACACTCTCGCAAATAGACGTTGCGCCAGGACAAGAATAATTCTTTCCAGCAGGTAATCCGAACGTGTTAGCAATTGCGGCTTGCTTTCCATTTTTTGTGACAAGGTTAGCCACCTTTCTATCATTAGAACGTTTTAGTTTCATTGGAGCCCAATCGTTGGTTGAATGGCAAGTATAGCAGAATGGACCGACATATTCCAATCCTGTCCCAGCTTTCTAGGGTGATTTTGATCACACCCGTAACGACACGCCCGACCCCGTGCCTTTGCGGGCCAGCTGGCTAATTGTCAAATTTATTTTTATGTTTGATCTTGCGTGTATATTTTTTTTTATTGCGAACAGGTTGCGCCGCATTACTGCGGCGCAATTCCTGAATTCGTTTTACTTTATCTTGAAGTGAAGTTAGGAACATTATAATTGCTCGCTTCGTGAAATCGTGTTACATCAAATCTCGGATTATCTTTCGCAAACATTTCTGCGAAATCGTGAACGAGTTTAGAAAATAACGCTGGGTGAGTTTTATTGCTTGCATACTTTAGAATTTCTGCGGTTGCAACATAATCTTTACGAGTCATCATTTTGCTACCACCATTCCGCTACGATAAAAGTTTTTTGTGTAGCATTTCAATTCGGGAGTGTAAATATTTACAGTTGAGAATTCATCAGCAAATCCCCAGTCGGTGAATTTGAAAAACGCTGACCACGCTTCCATTTCATCATAGTAATCGCCCTGCCAGTGTGGGGCATTTCCGTCATAGGCTAGAGTTATTTTATACATTAGCAACCTCTTTCCATTCAAAACAATAAGAGTCTGAAACAAAAGGATTTTTCTTTACAACCTCATCAAATAAAGATAACGCTTGATTTTCGTCCTCTGCGTCTATGTCTAGCCAAACGCCAAAAGTGTATTTATTCATTATTCATTTACCCAATCTACTGTAAGTTCATCAGCAATTTCATCTACGCAAGCGCAAGGCTCTACATCATAATTTCTTTCGTCTCCGAAAAATAAAAATCCTGCGCCACCGCATTCATCGCAATTCGCTGCGATTATTTCTATGTATTCTTTCATTTTGCTCATTCGTTTTCTCCATTCATAAATAAAGAGCCGTCAAACGCACCTTCATTGACTAGACCTAATTCAATGTTGAATAATTCATCGGGGGTGGCTTCGGATAAATCTACCCAGCCAGCACCTTCATCGTCCATACGAAAAATCTCTATGTATCCCATTATTCAGCACACTCACATTCTTTAGAGTAATCAAATTCGCAAAAGTAGCAACCCATCATTTCGCCGTGAGCCTTACAAGAATAGCGAAATTGACTTTGGTCACAACACATAAAAGTTGTGTCGTGTATAAGATAAAATTCGTTTTGGTCAATTACATCAGTTGAGAAACTTTTCATTTATTCACCAACCTTTACTGCGATTGTTGCGAATTTATTTCGCAGACCGCCTGTGCGAACCTCAATTAGATACGCTTCAGTTTTATCGCCATACCAAATTTCAGGGCGAGCCTTAGCAGAAATAATTTCACCAGAAAAGTGGCGAGAATTAGAGCGATAGTTTTTCCCTACAAGTAGGTTTTCTATTGTGTATAGTTTAGTTGCCATTAGTGGCACCTTCTTTCGTTGTTGTTGTTATGGACATTTTAGCAGATAGCACTGACAAGGCTTCTGCCTTGCTTGCTTGACGGGTGGCGATAATGTGCGCCTTGAATTCGTCTAGGTTCATTTCTGACCTTCTTTCGTTGTTGTTATAGTAGACATTATACATTAGGGGACTGACATTTATCTACCTACTAGCCAGTAAGTCCACATAGTAAGACGCTCAAGCCGTGTGATACTAATCACATAAAAATGTCCGATTTGTCTGTCAAATCGACACGCCGTAAATTCCAGGGGATTTTATAACAAGTTCATAACGACACGCCCGACCCCGTGCCTTTGCGGGCCAGCTTGACTATGTCAAGCCGACACGCCGTTATTCTTCTTCTAATTCTGCTAAATAATCTTCGTGCTCAATTAGTCCGATAGAAAACGCAACGGGATCGCAACACTCTAAGATTTCGGCGGGTGTGAATGTAGAGTAACCGATTTTTACAGTAGGATAAATATCATTTAGCAAATCTATAAAACTTTCTTTTATTTCTAAATCTTTTTCTAATTGTGATTTACTCATTTAGTCCCCCATTTTTTATATCTTTTATTACGGCAATTAGTAGCGGGATAGTTACGCCCGCTAGTAGTAATTGGACGGCGGTAGTTAGTAAGCGATTAGTAGTCATTACTTAGCCCGCTTTCTTTTATAAATCTTATAAGCAATTACCGCTAAGGTAGTAAGAATAATAGTGTGCCAAGGTAAGTAGATAGCCCCTAGGAAACTATCAAACTCAAATCCGTATTCGTTAGTTATAGATAACTCAAATCCTGTAGGTATCATTACGCCACCCATTCCATATCTGCTAATAGTGCATCTACTTGCTCATCTGTTAGGTCTGTATCCTCTAACTCTTCTTCATCTTGCTCTACCTCTTCATCTAGGTAGGCGTATTGGTCTGCGACATCTTCTTGGATAGTTTCCCATTTAGATACGCTGTTAGTGCGTGTGTTGTATGCGTATGACATTAGTTCTGCTCTACCTTTCGCATATGTGCTACGACATTACGAGAAACTTTCATTAGGTCTGCTACGACCTTATTCATTTCGTCTGCGCTATTAGCGGTGAAATCCACGCCTAGTAGTTGAGCGCCGTCCCATAGTGAGTAAGTTATCTTCATTTTATTTTCTATCCTTTTCGTTAGTAGTTATAGTAAGTATTGTAGCCTAGTGGGCTGACATTATCAAGGCGACACGCCGTAGTGGTGGAGGGTTAGCGTGTGAGATACCTCACAGGCAGTTGATACACTCACAACCCTTAGAGGATAGCAGGGCACGGAGTAGAGCCTTGCGTGTATAGGTATCTAGTCCATAAGAGGACTTGACTCCACCATTGTGGAAGTCGTGCACGATTGTGCTATATAGTGTTTCTGTTAGTGTAGTCATTTTAGACCACCTTTCTTAGTAAGAGTTTCTTACTTTCTTTATATAATAATCATAGCAGGGGGGACTGACATTTAGACCCATATTCTCGGGCGTGTCGGAATAAATCTTAGAATAACCCTGTGAGATAGGACACACTCACGCTCAATATGGGCGGTCTATCCATTTTGTCCGATTTTGATTTATATGTGTATCGTACAAATTAAAAATATATTAACATTTTCTGAAATCTGAAAAAGAAGTTGATCAAAAAAAGCTTGACATCGAAAATATAAATAGTATAATTTTTCTAGGGGGGTCGGGGGGTCAGTAAATCAATAAATAATAAATATATAATATATATAATATATATAAGACCTAAGACCTAAGATCAAGTGAATAGTATAATATAAATATGACATTTAGTAAAGCTTACTTAATAGGTGATTGCCAATCCAATAGAATTTACGAACACTATTGTGGCGATGGATCTATGGTTGATTTACATTTATGGGGTAAAGGCGGACAAAGTGCCTGGAACTTCAACCCAGAAAAATTCAAGAAGACAGAGATGCTTGGATCTGGTATGGAGCACGGTGAAAATAAAACCTATCAGCCATTTGCATATTCTTCAATAGAGGATAAAGCAGACACTCTTATAATAGCTTGGTTTGGCTATATAGACTGTAAATACAAAATACAGTTGGCTGGCGGGGATGCAAAAGATACAGCATATAGATACCTAGATGCATTAAAGAAAGAATATGATCAAGCAACTATATTATTGATAGAACCACTACCTCAGTTTGTAGAAGATATTTATATAGAGTCAGAAAAAATCCCAGTATTTGGATACGATATTCGTAGGCCTATAGAATTAGACTTCTGTCATCATCTAAAAAAGTTTGCAAAAGATTTTGGCATAACAAACTATATTACACAGTCGGAGATTCTGGAGGCAGTAGGATTACCAGTATTAAGACTTGAAAACACTCCAAAAGATAGAATGATGGATATTGATGGATTAAAGCCACATCATAACTTAGCTATATATAATTTAATAATTCAAAAAGTAATGAAGATAATATCCTAGTTGACTACAATTATGGTATACTAGTAATATGAAATGTAACTTTTGCAATAATCCAAAATACATAGAGAGAATGAACTCTAAAGGCGTACTTGAAAATTTTTGTCAGAGTTGTATTACAAAATTAATTGGCGGGAACCGAATACGCTAGTCCCTAGGGGATATAGCTTAATCTGGTTAAAGCACTTGTCTTATATGCAATAGATTCTGGGTTCAAATCCCAGTATCCCTACAATATAAAAGCAGTTGACTAGGATATATATGAAGAAGATCTGGGCAGGAATAAGTACCATTGCGATAGCAATCCTTTCAGGAGTTGCATTGTCTAAATTTTTAAATTGGGCGGGTAATCAAGAAAGTATCTTTGATTTTGACCTAGATGAAGATATTGATAATGAAAATTTCTAAACTATATCGGTCAATACTCTGGCTATCTTGGATTCTTATTGGAATATACTACGCAATACTCCTAATATGGTAAATTCGGACAAAAGAGACCAGCTAGCGAAATATTTGCTAGATCGTCGATATGAGGAATGCAATTATTATCAGGCTGACAGATTCATTGCACAGTGTTCGCTAGAATGGGTCATAAAGGGCCTTAAGAGCCGATTAGAGACTTGTATGAACGCAGAGTCAGGGGTATGTGACATATGGTACTTAGAATCCCATTCTGACTGTTTATTACTAATGAATCTAATATATGAATATAGTGCTGATCCCCTGTATGATGCTAAATTAAAATAGGTTCTTCTACCGCCGCACTTCAATTTTTTCACTTTCGCACTATTTGCCCGTATCCTTGATAAATTTATATAATTGATAATCTAGGAACGACACGCTCACAATAAAGTCTTTTTCAGAATCATCTAAAGAATCATATAAGGCTTTTGACTGCGGGTTCTCTCCAACAGGAAGATCATTAGCATGGATATTAGGCCTATATTCAATTCCTAAAGCATCTGATAGTTTCTTTGATAAAGCATCTCTTGTAAAATCTTCATCAATATCATAGTATAGGTTTACACGGGCAGCCCTTTTTAAAATAATATTTATATCTTCCATGGGCCCTGGCTTTAGGTACATTCCGTAGTTAAGTATAGGCTCAGAATAAAAGAAGTGCTTACTCATATTATTTTGAGCATGATGCGATTCTACAATCCATTTTAAAAAGGTTTCTTTTGAGAAATCAAAATTTCTGTTACGTGTTTTTTCCCCTACGCCTATATCTACAAATAAGCTACATTTTTGTTTAACAACATCTCTTATGCCAGCAACTATAAACGTTCTGGGCCCTATGTCTTTATGCCACCCGTAATGTCCAGGGCGCCCATCTTCAATCATAGGTATTTTTCTTTCCGCAGCATGCAGAACTGGCTGTAATATAGAGGAGTGATAAAACCTGCCTCCAGTTTTGGATATATGCAAGCCATATATATTTTTTATTTTTTTATTAGGCATATACCTTGAGCTTTTAGCTCAATCTCTCTAATGCTATTAAAAAAGTCTCTAACTGCCTTTTCGGCACCGTATGAGAAACCTTCATGAAAATTAGTTATTACCCAACCTCCAGGAATAACCTTATCCCAAAAGAATTCTAAAGAATCCTTTGTCGGTTGATATAAACTTAAGTCTAAATGTAGCAATGCTATAGTTCTATCTTTTATTTCGTTAAATCTATATGGGATCCATCCTTTATAAAAATAAATATTTTTATATTCTGATAAAACATTTTTGCATACATCAATTTCAGACTTCCAGGTAAGCTCTTTGTATATAGGGTTATCGAATTCTCCTACTTCAGAAAGTCCTTCCCATGAATCAAATAGGTGAAGGTCTTTTTTACAATGCTTTGCTAATTTTTCTGCAGATGAGCCAGTCCAGCTACCACACTCTACAAAATCACCATTAGGAATAGAAAGATTTAATAATGTTGCATCAAACTCTAATGCCCATTCTTTATTTACCGTAGGGTATGTAATTCTATTTACCAGCTCTGTTTTCTAGTTCGTCTCTTAGTTTATCTTGAGCAGTAGTACGTTCCTGGATCATGTCGGCAAACTGAGGGTTAACTCTAAATGGAGAGTTCCATTCATTTAGCTGTCTTTCAGTAGGATTTTCATATTTTCCTATTTGCTCTTCCCATTCTGGAGTTTTGTAGTTAAAGAATGTACCTGGGTTATCTTCTGCAAGTAGCGCAAAAGTTGAAAATGCGTATCTTGTACCAGACAGGGTTTCCATTGTTCCGTGATCATATGGAGAGCATGCTCCATGTAGGACGATGTCCCCAGGCTTGACTGGAACTATTAGGCAAGGCTCTGCCATTTTTGCTTCATCAATTCTTAAGTTACCAGTTTTTTCGGTACCATCTGGGTTAATGTTTGGATAGTAAAGTTCTCCGCCAGTAAAGTCTCCAACATATGCAATCATTCCATATTCTAGTTCGCAACAAGTTGACCACTGATCAATTTCTAGCAGCAGGTCACAATTGCCTTTTCCAGGACTGTCTGTGTGAACAAACATACCTTCATCTCCAGGGCCAGTCACCATAAGGTTTCTTACTGGGTGAATAACAATTTCAGGGTGTATTAGTTCGGACATAAATTTCCAAAGAGGAAAAGTTTCTTTAAATGGAGGGCTCATCTTATCGGCGTACCAGTCTCTAACGCTCCATAGATTTGGGTTAGAGTGTCTTTCAAATTCTTGTCCTCTAGCATACACAGAGTCGTAGATTTCTTTTGGAATAATATTTTCAAATTTGTATATTCTTGGAGCTAACTTTATACAGCGTGGATCGTCATTAAACATTATTTCTTCTTTCTCTTAAATAATTTTTTTAAAAAGTTTTCAATTTTTGCTTCTAACTTACCAGCATAACTATCTTCTTGATAATGACGGGATCGAAAGTACGGGCTCTGCATAACTTTGGAAAAATGATCTCTTGTCATTATTAACCTCCTGAAAATCTGTTAATTAATTATACCACTGAAAGCATTAGAAAACCCCTAATCAGAGGCGGATCCGATTAGGGGTTTAAGGACTTTCGCCCTATACAGGGAGTACGAATACTCAACCTGAATACTAAGTGTATATTTAATACCTTACAAAGTCAAGCATTATTTCCAAACCAGACCTTGTCCAGTAGGTAGCTCTAATATTTTATCTTTACCAAAAAAATCATCCATTGCTTTTCTTGCACCAATAGTTTTATATGAACCATAATCGTCACAAATAATAACGCCACCAGGAACAATTTTTGGCCAGAAATAGTTTATTGAGTCTTTTGTAGGTTCGTATAAATCAACATCAATATGAACATAAGAATAGTTTAGGGGTTCTATTTTTTCAAAAACATCAGGTATCCATCCAGCATATAGCTCTGGGCTTCTGCATCCTTCTAGAATAAGTTTGGCCCTGTCAATTGGAATTTCTAGTTTAACTGTTTTAAAGTAATCAGTATCAAATTCTCCAGGCTCTGAAACTCCTTCAAAAGAATCTATTCCTATAAATCTTTTATCACACAAGTCTTGAACAAAATACATTGACATTCCCGCATATACACCGCACTCCGCAAAATTTGCATGAAGCTTTGCCTGTTGAATTGCTATTTGTCTTAGAACATACAGCCTTGCATAAAAAGGGCTATTTATATCATTAGACATATTAGCCTTTTTGTTTAATGCATCGTGAATAGATGTAAATACGGGGTCGTCAACCCATCTTGCTACAGATGATTCCAATTACTCTTCTGTTCCTATTAATTGCCAGCTAGGATGATGTGTAATCATTCCTCTAATTGCTAAGCACTCTTCTTCAGAATTTGCAGTAACAATAAGCTTTGCATTTAGGCCATTAGGAAATTCTTCTGACCTGTCTAGGCCGTTAGCATTTTCCCTAAAGGTTTGTAATACAACTTCTGTAATTGGCTCAAATGTATATTTAGTCATTTATAATACCCTTTTCTAAAAGAACGTCATATAGAGCAATTGCAATAACCTTAAAAGATTCATTGCCCTGTTCCATATATACCTTCTGATCTTCTTCCGATGTACCAGATCTAGAATATAGATCCTTCATCGTATCGATTATCGAATTCAACATTATGTCTAATGTATCTTGTCTACTCATTTGTTTCTCCTGGATTATAAGATGGCGACGGTCCAAGTAAGTAACCCGCCTGATGATATTCTACCATTTTAGCAGTATCTTCGCTACCAGCTAATTTATTAGATATCAAAGTCAATATGTCATATATTCTATGAAGCATGATATACGAGACCATAGGGAGATTGTCCTCTAAGTTGCTTGTATTTTCGTTATTCTGGTCTTCCTGCATCTAGCCAAAAAACCTCTCTACCCATAGCATCGGTAACCTGCATTGGTGCCGATTCTTTATTCTTTTCACATTCACAATTACAATTTGTCATTTTTTATTTACCGAATTAACTGCTCTAACAATATTTTCATAAGTAGAGGTTCCAATATTTTTTTTATATTTACACTCAAGGCAGTACAGATATATGTTATCCTCTAAGTCTTGATTTGAAAAAAGAATGGATTGGTCTACTGGGCATAAAAGCTTTTCAACCAATCCTTCCCCTGACATGGAGATGTAAGTTGATACATACTGTATCCTCATCCCATCTCCTTTACTTTGTCGGAAATTTTAAGAAAAATTCCTTAGCTTTTGGGGTCATACCCTTCCAAGCTGACCAATCTATACCGCCATTGGTCATATAATACGTTATCTCTGCGTTTGTTACTGGGTCGAATAACTCCTTGTTACTCTGTAGATCAAATTTCTCAAGTCTTTCTGGACCTAAGTCTCCGATCATATTTATTTGAAATAATCCGTAAGAACTATCTCCTGTATTCTTATTCCCGTTATATGCAAGCGGTCTTCCATTAGATTCACGCTTTGCTATGGACCAAGCTTGTTTAAGGCCTACTCCTTCGAATCCTACAGTCTCAAGTAATACTTTTAACTTTTCGTCTGTAAGCATCTCAGATGGTTTGTAAATTTCTTTACTAAAGCTATCTAAGACTTCTTGCTTTAATTGGGCTTCAGTTTTCACTAAAGGTTCTACTACAGTTAAAGCGTTTGCCGAGTTACCAAACAAAAATAACATTGTTACTGCTATTATTGTCCAGTCACGAACTAAATCGCTAAACTGTTGCTTTATATTCTCCATTGGCATTTCCTCCTATAGAGATAACGAACTACAATCATAACATTAATATATAGAAGATGTCAACCTAGTTAACTAAAATAGTTAAACATATTTGAAGGGGCTAGACCGCTAAATAAAAGTTTGATACACTAGGACTTCATCTAAAAATTATACCGCAAGGCGGAGAAAAGGTCGTATATTAATGTCACAAACTATTGAAAACCCTTATGAAAACTTTATTGCTTTATCTAGATATGCAAAGTGGGTAGAAGCAGAAGGCCGTAGAGAAACATGGGGAGAAACAGTAGATAGATATTTTTCTTTCATGACCAATCATTTAAAAGAAAATCATAATTATATTCCAAATGAGAAGCTTGTTGCGGAATTAAAAGAGTTTGTATTTGAACGAAATGTAATGCCATCTATGAGATCAGTTATGACTTCTGGAGCCGCATTAGAAAGAGACAACGTTGCTGGATATAACTGTGCATTCTTACCAGTTGACTCTCCAAGATCATTTGACGAAACAATGTATATTTTGATGTGCGGAACGGGTGTCGGATTCTCAGTAGAATACAAGTACATTAATAAACTTCCTGCCGTTCCAGAAAAACTTGAAAAAACAGACACTGTTATTGTTGTAGAAGATTCTAAGCAAGGTTGGGCTAAGGCATATCGTGAACTACTCGCATTGCTTTGGACAGGGCACATTCCAGCTATTGACGTTTCAAAAGTTCGTCCTGCTGGAGCAAGACTTAAGACAATGGGTGGAAGGTCTTCTGGACCACAACCTCTTGTAAATCTTTTTGATTTTACTATTGCAAAATTTAAGTCTGCCGCTGGTAGAAATCTAAAGCCAATTGAATGCCACGACATTATGTGTAAAATTGGTGAGGTAGTTGTTGTTGGAGGAGTTAGACGCTCTGCAATGATTTCACTTTCAAATATTAACGACATTGAAATGGCTCAAGCCAAATCAGGTAACTGGTGGGAAGCAAGTCCACAACGTGCTTTATCTAATAACTCTGTTGCGTACTCTCGCAAGCCAGAGATGGAGCAATTTATTGCAGAATGGAAATCTTTATATGACTCGAAGTCAGGAGAACGAGGTATATACAATGTGGCCGCAGCTCAAGCCCAGGCAGCCAAGTATGGAAGAAGAGATCCAGATATTCACTATGGAACTAACCCGTGCTCAGAGATTATTTTACGTCCTTACCAGTTTTGTAACCTTTCAGAAGTCGTACTACGTGAAAATGACACAAAGAAAGATATTCAACGTAAGGTCGAGCTTGCAACAATCCTTGGAACATGGCAATCAACACTTACAGACTTTAAGTACCTACGTAAAATCTGGAAAGATAACACAGAAGAAGAGCGTTTACTAGGGGTTTCCCTAACAGGACAATTTGGGCATAAGTTTATGTCAGGGAAAGAAGATCTTGTTTCTTTAGAGGCATTCTTAATGACTTTAAGAGAATTGGCAAGAGCACAAAATAAAAACGAGGCTGAAAAAATCGGTATTCCAGAATCAGCAGCAATTACATGCGTGAAACCATCAGGAACAGTATCTCAATTAGTTGGCGTATCTTCAGGAATGCATGCTTGGCATTCTCCATACTACATTCGTACAGTTCGTGGTTCAAAGGGAGATCCTATCTCTACGTTTTTGAAGGAAGTTGGAATTCCAGTAGAAGATGATGTAATGAAGCCAAACGATACATACGTATTTTCATTTCCAATAAAAGCACCAGAAGGTGCAATAATTAGAAATGACTTAACAGCAATTGACCACCTAAACATTTGGCTGGTTTACCAACGTGCATGGTGTGAGCATAAGCCCTCAATTACAGTATCTGTTAAAGAAGATGAGTGGATGGAAGTAGGAGCATGGGTTTATAAAAACTTTGATGAAGTTTCTGGTATTTCATTCCTGCCTCATTCAGAGCATACATATAAGCAGGCACCATACCAGGAAATTTCAAAAGAAGAATACGATGCTTTGGTGGCAAAAATGCCTAAAAATATTCGTTGGGAAGACCTATCATTTTATGAGACAGAAGATGGCACATCTACAAATGCCACGCTTGCTTGCAGTTCAGACGGAAACTGTGAGCTTGTGGATATCTCGGCATAGTGGTAGAATTATAGTATTGGGTAAAACCAAAATTCATGGGCACCACGCCCACGAGGAGATGACAATATGGCTAAATTTGCAAAAGCAGATTTAAACAAAGATGGAAAGGTAACAATGCAAGAACAGATTCTAGCAGCGTTAGCAAGCTACGGAAGAGCATTTCTTTCAGCAGCGCTAGCCTTATACATGACAGGCAATACAAATCCTAAAGATTTACTACTTGGTGGCATCGCAGCCGTTGCACCCGTAATCTTGAAGGCTCTCAACCCAAATGATAAGAGTTTTGGGTTTACTAATAAAGCTTAAAAAATAGTCAATTAAGAATACTCCTGTGCTAAAATTAGTACAGGAGTATTCCTATTTAGGAGACTATGGCAAATGGCAGGACAAAAGAACTTTGAAGTAGATCAAAATGCAACATTTAGCTTTATACTAGAATATAAAGACGATAATGGAAATGCAATTGATCTTACAGGCGCATCCGCAAAGATGCAGGTTCGTGATACAAAGGGTGGAGCAAAATTAGCTGTAACCTTAACATCACCTTCTGGTGGAATAGTAATTGATCCAACACGTGGTAAATTAACTATTAAAATGACACCTACACAAACAAATAAACTCTTTTATCCTAAATCATCTTATGATTTAATGGTTGTCGATTCTAATGGGAACAAAATAAAACTCCTTGAGGGCTTTATGACGCTCAATAGATCGGTAACCATATAATGACAGAATCAATAGTCGTAACCGAAGTAATTAACGATGTAGTTATATCAACCCCAGGACCGCAAGGACCTAGGGGTAAAACCATATTAAGTGGTAATGGTATACCTTCAAATAATTTAGGCCTAGAGGGCGACTTCTACTATGATACTAATACATCTAAATTCTATGGTCCAAAACTATCTGATGCAACATGGCAAAATGCCAAAATTATATTGCTCACAACAAACACTCTAGCTTATTCTTGGGAACTAACTCAATTAACGGGTCCAGTTGCTGGAATATATTCTTTACCAATAGAGCATAATTTGGGCTATCATCCAAACGTAACAATAAAATCAAGCGCAGGGGATATACTTGAAACAGGTATAGACTATAACAACACAAATAAATTAACACTGACTATGGCACAGCCATTTTCAGGGACAGCATATCTGTCATAAGGGGGAAAGACAATGTCAAAAAAGTTTTTAGTTAGTATTGATCTCAATAAAAATGAGTTACTCAATGCTAGAATTCAAAATTTAGGATCAGCACCAACTAGTCCAGTATCGGGTCAAGTTTACTACAATACTGGCGATAATATTATGTACTTCTGGAATGGTACAGAGTGGATTTCTACTTCTGGATCTTTAGAGGTTATTCAAGATGCTATTGGTCAATATATTGTTGGAGGAACAGGATTAACCTCAACATATAATGACCCAGCAGGATATACAACAATTAAGCTCAATGATACCTCAGTTACTGCAGGCACATATGGCTCAATTACAAAAGTACCAACATTTACTGTTGACCAGCAAGGACGTTTAACTGCAGCCAGCGAAGCTAATTTAGTTATACCTCTTAGCACACAAACAACAGGCGATTATGTAGCAACTATAGTCGGAACAGCTGGAGAAGTTACAGTATCTCCAAATAGTGGACATAATGCAGCAGTTACAATTGGTTTACCAGATGACGTAACAATTACCAACAACTTAACCGTTGGCGGGAACCTAAACGTAACTGGAACAATTAACTCAGTAAATACTACACAGGTAAATATAGTTGATAATAAGATTAATCTTAATACCGACTTTACAGGAGCACCAGCAGCAGATGCTGGAATTCGTGTAGAGCGTGGAACAGAGACAGATGTAGAAATCTTATGGAATGAAACATCAGATAAATGGACATTAACAAATAATGGAGTCAATTATCATGCAATTGCAAGAAAGTATGCAGAAGTTCTTTCAGCTACTTCTACAACACACCCAGTGTTACATAGATTAGGCACAACTGAAGTCACAGTTCAAATCTTTGAAGCCGCATCTCCATTTGCACAAATTGAAGCAGATGTTAAAATAACAGATCAAAATTCAGTAACTATTGATTTTGCCACCGCTCCAACAGCAGGGCAATACAAGGTAGTAGTAGTAGGATAAATAGATGTCACGTCAAATGAAGGTTGCATTAAATCTTTTAACAATACAGGATGACCCAGCCAATGCCCGTGAGGGTGACATTTATTATAATGTCATTACTAAAAACTTACGTATATTTAATGGAGCAGTTTGGATGGAGCTTACACCCCCAAGCGATGACCCAACCCCATTTTATGAGCATACACACGCATTTGACGGAAGGCTACACACAGTAGACGTTAGAAATCCAATTAGATTTCAAAACTATAATGAAGCTGAAGGACCTGAACAGGCTTTGCCAATAGTTGCAGGTATAATAGGAGGAGGCCCAGAGGACGATTTGGTAGATCCAGATTATACTCAACTGACATTGTTTAGTGGCGGCGCTCCAGATTCAATACCAGAACCAGAAGAAGACAATACATTGCTAGAAGGAGGAGCTTCAACAGAACAAGACTCAACAGTTATTGATTTTGGAGGAGCATAAATAATGTCAACAAAAATTCTATTTAGAAGAGATACATCAATAAACTGGACAACAATAAACCCAGTTTTACTTCCAGGTGAAATCGGTGTTGAAACCGATACATATAAGTTTAAAATAGGTAATGGTTCTAGATGGAACCAGCAATCATTTTATGCATTTAAAGTGGGTGCAGCCAATGGTGTTGCAACGCTTGGCGCAACTGGAAAAGTTCCAATTTCTCAATTGCCAGATTATCAATCAGTTAATACTGAAGTACAGGCAGTAGTTGATGCAAAGTTTAGCACTCAATCAACAAGCAATTTATCAGAAGGATCTAACTTATACTTTACAAATGCAAGAGCACTTGCTGCTAATGCATCAGCAATTTCTAATGCTGCCACCGCTGAATCGGTAGCAAGAAACTCAGCAATTGCAGCAGCCAAAGCAGAAGCAATTGCAGCAGCTGGAACTTCATCGACATCAGCAATTGCAGCAGCTAGAGCAGGAATTTTAACAGAAGCTCATTCAGATGCTACAAACATAGCAGGCTCTCTCGTAACACAAGAGGCAATTGCAAGATCTGCAGAAATAGTTACAGCAGTAGCACAAGAGGCTTCAAATAGAAGCAATGCAATAAATACTGCAATTTCTAATGAAATTGTTGACAGAAATATTGCAATTAACTCTACCACTACAACTCAAATTGCAGAAGGAACTAATAAATACTTTACAGACGCTAGAGCAAAAGCAGCTGTTGCATCAGATATTGCTACAGCTACAGCAAGCGTTTCCCTGACAGGGAAAACAACAAATAACCTTGCAGAAGGCACATTAAATAAATACTTTACAGATGCCAGAGCTTTATCTGCAACAAACTCAAAGTTTACTGCAGCAACTATTTATACAAATACTGTAGCAGAAGATCTAAGAACTGAAATAGCTAATCAATATGTAACAATTCCAGGACTTGCCAACCAACTTGACTCTTATGTTCTTGAAGGGGATAAGAATAACCCTGGAGGATACGCAGGACTTAATTCTTCATCTCAAATATTAGAATCAGTAATTCCATCTACAATTGCTAGAACATCAGATATAAGTGCAGCAGTAGCATCTCTTGTTAATTCAGCTCCAGCCTCATTGGATACTTTGGGTGAGCTTGCAGCACAATTAGCAAACGATGAATCTGCAGTATCATCATTAACTACTCTTGTTGGAACAAAACTATCTTCTACAACTGCAGCATCAACATATGCTCCAAAAGCTAATCCAACATTTACAGGCACAGTTGCTGGAATTACAAAAACTCACGTAGGACTAGGAAATGTTGATAACACTTCAGATATTAACAAGCCAATTTCAACAGCAACATTGACTGCCCTAGATCTCAAGGCTCCATTAAATAGCCCTGTATTTACTGGTGCTATAGATTTTACTGGAGTGAATGTAACAGGATTAACAGCAATTGCAGGGCTTCCAGATCAAACATCACATTCTAACAAATATTTAATGACTAATGGCTACAGCCCTAGTTGGGAAACTTTGGACGTTTCAGCTCTTGCACCAAAAGACAATCCAACATTTACTGGAACAGTTTCGTTTACAAGTGCTACTGTTAACTTTAGCGATTCTTCAATACCAAGCGCAGCATTACAAGGCGTAATCCCAAATACTAAATTAGAAAAATCTTCTATCGGTATTAACGGAAACGTAGTTTATCTAGGAGACGTAGTAACACTTGGAGGATATTCAAATGCCGCCAGCCCTAATGCACGAAACAAAATATTGTATGGAACTTCTGTTGATGCGCCAACTGGCACATACGTAGCAGGAGACATTTACATTCAATACTAAGAACGGAGAAGTAATTGCCATTTAAAATTTTTGACGGGTCCTCTTGGTTGCCGTCCAAAAAAATTAAAGTCGTAACGGGTGCAGGCCCACAAGACTATAAAAAGGCATTTATTTTTAACGGAACATCATGGGTAGAAATATTAGAAAAGCCAAAAAAGCTAACAGATCCAACCTTATCATATTCAAGAACAGATGAGTTTAAAGGAGTTGGACAAACAGTAACCTCTACAAATGGAACTTGGGAAGGTAGTCCAACATCTTACAAATACCAGTGGGAAAAAGGAATATATGCTGGGGCAGAGATCAACTGGTCACAAATTACTGGGGCAACACAAAATAGTTTTCTATTAACTGGAGATCTAGTTGGATATAAAATTAGATGCGCTGTTATTGCTACAAATAATGCAGGTGACAGCGAAAAGGCATACGGAACATCTGCAGGAATAATGCTTCCTCAATTTATTGAAACAATAACTGCATTTGTACAGTCAGATACTGCAGGACCAATCAACGGAAAAATTAGAGTATTTTGGGATGTTTGTGAAGGCGCAGATGGCTATTTATTAATATATCAGGGCCCAGGAATTGCAAGAACAGAAATAACAATAAATGGCAAGGGCAATAATTTATTTGATTATGATTTTGGAAATCCAGATTTAACTAAATTAATTGGGCTAACAACACTAGGTATATATGTTGCACCATTTAATGAAACAAGCCCAGCAGTTTCAGCTTTTAATCAAGCAATAGGGCAGCCAGGAAATAGACTAGGTGCAATCATGTATCAATCAAAAGACATTCTTGACTTGCTTCCAAATAAACCTATAGTTACTGCATCATCAGTTGCAATATCTCCATATGTATATGCAACAGCAATACAAACCAGTTGGACCTTAAACAATATTGTTCAAACTGGATATTCTGTAGAATATCAATATTTTAATGACGAGACTCTAGAATATGGATGGTCTCCATATCGCACAGGAACAACAGCTCAAAGCGCATATCTTCCAATTGCAGCGGGAGCAAATTTTGGTCCGCTAAGAGTAGTTGTTTCTGGAACATCTAGAGGATTTACAGGACCATGGATTGGGCTATCAAATTCACCTGATGCAGCAAATAAAATTCCAACAGTATATACAAACCCAACACTTACCCCAACAGGGGAAGTGGCAGTCGGTGTAACACTTACTGCAAATCAAGGAACTTGGCTTGATGTTATAGGAGCCACATACTCAATTGTAATAAATAGAAATGGAGTTGCAGTTGCAACAGGTACATCAAGTGCAACATATACAACAACCCAAGCAGACTCAGACTCACAAGCAACTTTTGTAGCAGTAGCAACGGCAACAAACTCAGCAGGAACATCTTTACCAGCATCTTCAAATATAGTCACATGTAGAACAAATTATGTAATTCCAACTGGCGGAGTAGCAACCATATTTGGAACAGGAGTTGTTGGAACCACAATTTCAATGAGTACTACTGGATGGTCTACTGGTAACGGTCTGCCACTTGGTTACAATACAACTTTACAAAAAATGGACGGCCAGGCAAATTATGTTGATATGGGAGTTACTTCTTATGTAGTAACAGCAGCAGATTTATCTAATTACATATCTAAAGGAGGAGGATCTTATCCTCAAATGTTTAGAGCTAAAGCAAGTGCATATAACTCTGCAGGAACATCTGCAATAGTTTATTCTAGCTCCATTACTGCAAGTGCTTCAACCTTTATTGTTCCTAATTTTGTTGGAGGTTCAGTTCCTTCAAGTACCAGCGAATATACAATTTCTAACGCTGGCCCAGGACAGTTTACTTCTAATATGACATTAGTGGGCAAAGTTTCATCACAATCCCCAATAGCTGGAACCACGGCAGTTACTGGTCAAGTAATTACTGTATCCACATACTCATACCAAGCTGCAACTGCAGCCCCATCTGGCGGCCAGGCGTTTATATCTGGAACTGGAAATGTTGGAACAACTATAACGGCATCAATTGGTTTAGCAGCTACAGGTACCCCAACTCCGTCTTCATCAATTCAGCTTCAAGTAACTGATTCAAACTTAAACTTTGTAGACACAGGAAGCACAAGTGCAACAGTAACACAGGCAGACGTAGACGTATATATTAGCAAGGGTGGAGTATCAGCTCCAAGACAATGGAGAGCAAAGCTTGTTTCAACAAATGCTAGCGGTACAGAAACGGTATACTCAGGTTCTGTAGTTGCTGTTGGCACTGCTACACCACCAGTATCACCAACCTTCCCAACCTTCCCTACCTTCCCTACCTTCCCAACTTTCCCAACTTTCCCAACTTTCCCAACGTTCCCTACGTTCACACCAAAGGGCTACCCAGTATCACCAACCTTCCCAACCTTCCCAACGTTCCCA